TGCTAATGTTGATGGCACAAATGCCGCAGACGTTAGTTTATATGTTGACGGTTTAACAACAGCCGGCGCAACAGGACTCTCCGCAACAGGAGCAGGTACAACAGTGTACTTAGCAAAAACAGTTTCGGTTCCCGCTGACGCAACGTTAGTATTATCAGACACACCTATCTATTTAATGGAAGGTGATATATTAAAAGGTGGAGCTAGTGCAGCGAGTGATCTAGATTTATTTATTTCATACGAAGTATTAGACGACGCGTAGGGAGATAATTAGCTATGGCAAATGGCGGAATTATTGGACCAGTTCAAGACCCTAATATTCAAGCGGAACAAATCACAACAGTTACAGGAACTGGAACTTTCACAACAGGAGCATTAACAACTAATCTTACAGAAATTTTAGTAATTGGTGGTGGAGGTGGAACTGCAGCATGTGGATCTGGTGGTGGTGGTGCTGGTGGCTATAGAACAGCTACTTGTATTTCTGTTTGTGTTAGTACTGGTTATACTATGACAATTGGTGCAGCTGGTGCTGGATCTTCTAGACCCGCTGGTGGTGGTGCTGGAGGAAATACAGTTGCAGCTTTTCCATCTAATCCAATAACTTCTGCTGGTGGCGGTGGTGGTAATTATGGTACTGGTAGTAACGGGGGTTCAGGTGGTGGTGCTGGAGCATGTGGTTTTGAAAGTCCAGGAAATAACAATGGTGGAACAGGTAATACACCGCCTGTAAGTCCTTCTCAAGGTAATAATGGTGGTGGTGCTCAAAGAAATCAAGGTGGATCTGGTGGTGGTGCTGGTAGTAGTCAAAATGGTAATTTTGCAAATAGTGGTAATGGTAATTCAGGTGGTAATGGTACATCAAGTAGTATTACAGGATCTTCGGTAGCACGAGCTGGTGGCGGTGGTGGCGGCGGAAAAGGAAATGCACATCATGGCGGAGCTGGTGGTAATGGTGGAGGTGGATGTGGTAATAATTCTCCTACTTGTAATACGGATGCAGTAAATGGTAGTGCTAATACAGGTGGCGGTGGTGGTGGGGGAGCTTCTGGTCTTCCAGGTACCGGACCTGCTAAATCAAGGGCTAATGCTAACGGTGGTTCAGGTGTAGTTATTATTAAAGAACCTGAAGTTAAAAGTGCCCCGGGTGTATGGTCTATGAACTCAGTTTATGAATATGTAAAAGATGGTAATTGGACTAATTAATAGACAAATACTTTATTATAAAGTATAAATAAATTTTAAGGAGATAAAAATATGGCACATTTCGCAGAATTAAAAACAAAAGTAGATCCAACAGGATTCACAACTGATACTCATCAAGTTGTTGAAAGAGTTGTAGTTGTAGGAAACGATTGTGTTCCTTCAGACATGCACGCTGATGGAGAAACATGGTGTATTAACTTTTTCAAAGGTGGAATTTGGAAACAAACTTCATACAATAATAATTTCAGAAAATCTTACGCAGGTATAGGCATGGTCTATGATCCTATAAAAGATAAATTTTTAACACAACAACCTCACGCTTCATGGTCACTTGATGCAAGTGATGATTGGCAAGCGCCAGTAACTTATCCAACAGTTACAGATGATGGAGCAGATCCATCAGTATGGTTTTATTTTATTAGGTGGAACGATACAAAATATCAGGCTGACAACACTAAAGGTTGGGAAGCTACTAAATCAAACGACACTTCAGATCCAAAAACAATTTACGATTGGAATGGTTCATCTTGGGTGTCCGAATAGGAGACTTAAGTCATGGCCACTAACGGCGGAATAATCGGTAAAAGTAACAAGACTTCTTTCGGGAAGTGTACGGTTACTACTAAAACATCATCAGGTGATATCACTACACAATCAGGTACACGATTTTTAAACACTGTTGTTATAGCAGGAGCTGGTGGTGGAGGTGGTGCACCTGCTGCTCCAGATCACGTAGCAGGTGGCGGTGGTGCAGGTGGAGCTAAAGTAGTTACATGTATTTCAGTTTGTGGCGCAACACCTTACACAATTACAGTTGGAGGTGGTGGTGCTGGTGGGCCAGGTGGTGCACAAGGTTCTGCAGGTGTTAATTCTGTAGCAGCTTTTCCATCTAACCCTACTACTTCAACAGGTGGTGGTGGTGGTGGAGGTGGACCTCCAGGAACAACTTCAGGAGCACCTGGTGGATCAGGTGGCGGAGGTAGTTCTGCTACACCCGATCCAACAGCTAATTTTGGATCAGGGGTTTGCGGACAAGGAAATCCAGGTGGAAGAGGAAATGATGCAGCCCCTCCAGGTTTAACAGGTGGTGGTGGCGGTGGAGCAAGTGCTGCAGGTACAGCAGGTAATCCTCCATCAAGTGGTGGTCCAGGTGGAGCTGGAACAGATTTTAGTCCTTATATAGGAAACATTGGACCCACATGTTCAGTATTTGCAGGTGGTGGAGGTGGAGCAAGAAGAACTGGAACTCAAGGAACAGGAGGTTCAGGTGGAGGTGGAGCAGCAAATACTGGTAGTAATGGAACTGCAGGAGTTACAAATACTGGTGGTGGCGGTGGAGGAACTTCAGCACCTGGAGCACATTCAGGTGGAGCCGGGGGTTCGGGTGTAGTAATTACAAAAGAATTAAACAAAGCAAGTGGTGTGTGGTCCATGCAAAGTCAATTTAGTGCCAAGAGCCAGGGAACATGGCCCTATTTCTTTAATACAGTAGAATTTGATTACCTAGTAATTGCTGGTGGTGGAGGTGGTAATACTAGTTATACAAGTGGTGGAGCTGGAGCAGGGGGTTATAGAACTTCATTCCCAGGTGGAACAAAAATTTCTTTAGATAGTGGTTGTCATACAATTACAGTAGGAGGGGGTGGAGCCGCAGGTTCAAGTGGTGAGTCATCTATATTTTCAACAATAACAAGTGCTGGTGGTGGTCAATCTGGTGTTGCAGGAGGATCAGGTGGTGGAGCTGGATCTATTGGTGGATCAGGTGTAACAAATCCCGCACCAGCAGGTAATACTCCTCCCGTTAGTCCTCCCCAAGGAAACGCTGGTGGAGCTGCTATAAAAACAGGACCAAATTCTGGAGGATTTTCTGGAGCAGGTGGTGGTGGTGCAGGTTCAGCTGGTACTAATTCACCAAATGGTCCTTCTGGAGGAACTGCGGAAGCAGGTGCAGCAGGTGGAAATGGTTTAGCAAATTCTATTACAGGATCATCAGTTACAAGAGCTGGCGGTGGTGGCGGCGGTGGTTGGTGGGGTGGTGGTGGAGATATACCTAGTGCAACAGGTGGAGCAGGAGGTCCAGGTGGTGGTGGAGTTGGAGGACAAGCTGGACCAGGTTCAGCAGCCGCAGCAGCAGGAAGTGTTAATACAGGTAGTGGTGGAGGAGGAAGTGCTAAAGACAATCCTTCTGGTACAGGTGAAGCAGGTGGATCAGGTGTAGTTATTGTTAAAGCACCAGCACCGTTAGCACCTTTAGTTACTGTAGCTCCAGGTACAAATTTAATAGCTTGTGGAGTTGCAACATTCACAGTGTCTGGAACATTGACAATCGCATAAAAATTCTTTATAAAGTTTTTCATAAAGACATATATGAATTTAACAAATTATTATTGGTATTTTAAATCAGCAATTCCAGAACGTATCTGTGATGATATTTCTAAATACGGAAAACAACTTCAAGAACAAATGGCAGTCACGGGTGGTTATGGTGATAAGAAATTAAATAAAAAACAACTCATAGATTTAAAAAAGAAAAGAGATTCAGATATTGTTTGGATGAATGATAGATGGGTATATAAAGAAATTCAACCTTACATACATCAAGCAAATGCAGCAGCGGGATGGAATTTTAATTGGGACTTTTCTGAGTCTTGTCAATTTACAAAATATAAAAAAGGCCAGTATTATGATTGGCATTGCGATAGCTGGGATCAACCTTATCAAAGACAACAAGGTGATCCATCGCACGGAAAAGTTAGAAAATTATCAGTAACGGTTACTCTATCAGATCCAAAAGATTATAAAGGTGGAGAATTAGAAT